TGCGCGTATAGTTTGAGGTGGTCTATTCCTTGGTCGCTTCCATGCCGCATTCACAGCACCCTATTTGTCAACTCGTCAACGATTTGCTAGCCCCCATTTTTGAGGAATGGCGAGAAGGCAAGCGAGAAGACGAGGACGATGTTTATGACGAATTGAGAGTGTGAGCCGATCCAAGCTCCGCACCCCACGACGACCCCTAGCCGGGTCGTTTTTTTTGTGCCCTCACAGCCACCCAAACTTGACCTCTAGCAAATTGCCTCGAAACGAGTGCGACAACGAAGCCGACGCGCCATCGGGCTTAGACATGGAAAACTCCTTGTAGCAGCCACAGCGGGCGCGACAATCGCACTGAGATCCAGGTGTGGGCAATGTCCCGATCTTTTGCCATCCGCGTCCCTCGTACTCAACACACTGTCGGCACGATTCCGATAGCGTTCGGTGTCGTCGTTCCCACTCGTACCCCTGGGAATCGTGCGACAGTTCGCGAGATTCGTGATAGCTAGAGGTCGTGTTGTCGAGGTAAAGTTCGACCCGCGATCGAAACATCGCGCTGCTCATTCCCTCGCTAATGTCGCGGCTGAAACCATGCAGAAATTCAAACTCCTTAACCAGCTTTTGAGAAAGTCTCGCAATATCACGATCACGCATTTGAGGGTAGCCGCCCACTCCCAACAGCCATGACCACGAGTGAAGCATCTTAAGTTCGCTTCCCATCGCCAACGTCCAGTCGGCCAGACTTAGCACGCCTGCCTCAAGATCGTCGGCCAATTTCAGCACGACAGATCGACGTGAGGCGATCGCCGTGTTTAAGAGAGATCTCACCTGCGTTGCCGATGCAAATCGTTTTGTGTCTTTGAACCGAAAACGCTGTGATCTTGCATCCCACTCGATGTCTATTTCGCTCATATTCCTAGGTGATTATTTGGCGGCAGGGTGAGACTCAGAAAAACGGCTGTAGCGTTTGCCCTGTAAATGTTTGGGCTGTTTTGAAAGCGTGCCACGTGATGGCATTACCCCTATAAAAGAAGATTACATGGTGCACGTGGTAGAGAGTTATGAGGCGACTGCCTGATTTCCGGTTGTGAGAGTTGGGACAAAATCAACTCCGTCGTACGTTCCCAAAATTGCCCCGTCATCGGTGGCGACAGATCCAGATGCCGGGTCAACGGCTAGGGTTAGCGACCCGGTACGAGCGAGATCCGCGATCGCCTCTGGTAACGTCCCGAGGTTTTCGTTTACCCACGCAAGCGCTACTTTCTCAGCATCAACCTGTTGACGTTCGGTTAGGGGTTCACCCTCGGGCGGTAAGTCCGGGGCGGCGGCATCCGCAATCAAGTCGGGAGGCGGTAGCTGTAGCAGCGTCATTGACAAATCAGCATCGGCCACCTCGCCGCCCCGCCACGCGATTTCGTTTACGCTGACCTCGGACAGCACAACAGGCGATAGCGTACGTCTCCCCATGACGAATGACAACGCAGGGGGCGCAAATCGACCATTAACCGGATCGGCCTCTGTGAGCGCCTGCAACGCCTTGATCGCACCCTCAAGCGACACGCCTGCCAACCAACCCCGCAACTTTACGCCTGAGAGCGAATATGAGCGGCTAGCGGAATGTTGAAACTGTACCGAAGGGTATCGGCTCGCAAGCGGAGCGGCTTCGGTGTATTTCGCGCCAAATGGTGACGAGATGGATTCAGGGTTGACGAGGAACACCCACGGAGTGATAGTCGAGCCTGGTGCGGGTTCAAACTCAATCAAACGCGCCTCTGCCTTGTCTTTGCTCGCAGTGGGATAATCAGCCCACGCTCCCTTGTTTGTCCAGCTTGGGAATTTTGGCAGGGATAGCGCGTTGCGGCTAGGGTCGATTTCCTTCGGTGGCTTATCGAAAGCAAATGTCATTATGTCTCGATGGTTTCGGCTTGCAGTACGAACTTGAATTTCGGGTTAGGAGGCTTGCGTTCCCATTCGGCGATCGCCTCCTGTAGGTAGTCTCGCGTCACGTCGGCTAGTTCGTTAAGCGCTTCAATGCTGAGTAGTTCCGAGCCGATCAAGTCTTCCATGTTGGTCGTCCTCAAGATGTCTTCATTGTCGTTGCCAGGACGCCACAACACCGACAGGTCACAACGTTGGCGCGATCGCTTGGACAATGGATGTATTGCAATCTCGGGATATTCCAATGGCACAATTTATTAACGACGGCTCCCCTGCGGACACGATCATCATCGGCATTCAAGGCCAAACGGGTCAGCGCGTAGAAGCGGCTCGCGTCGATATTTTTGCGATCGATTCCGACGGCACAGCCGATGGTACAGCGACAATCACCGTGACCGCGATCGGGACAGATTCCGCCGTCTCCGCTGGGCCTGTTACCGTCACGTACACTGATCCGCTGTTCTCGTAATGCCTCAAAAACGCCCTGAGAATCCAGACCTGCAACAGGCGGCGCGTGCCTTAGCCTATGCCGAACTGTACGACGATCGCGCGGCTACGACGGCGTGCGGATGCGATCGCGCGTCGCTGACCCGGTGGCGTGCTAAGTACCAGCTTGAGCAGGCGGGCGGGTCGGAATTCTCAGAGGCGTTTTACCATTGGCAGCAGCAATTCTCATCACCGGGCGAGACGGTCAAACGAGCGACGATCGCCACCAATAAGTTACTCGACACGATCGCCGCGTTTGCTGATCGGGTACAGGGTGACCCTGAATCAGTGCCAGCCGAGATGATGGTCGCGTGTGGTCGGACACTGGATTACGTGCGGGCAACCGAACGTCAAGCCTCGCAGACAGCGGCATTGGAGCCGCTACGACGCAAGGTGATTACGAAGCAATTAGAATTAGAGCTGACCATCAGTGGCGATTCGTGAGTATGGCGATCTCCTGAAGGATGTCCTACCCGATCGCGAGTTCCGGGAACTGGTAGACGCGATCATGGCAGAAGCCGACGCGGTTGAAGCGGATCGATTTCAGGTTGAACCGGAACCCATTGACGTTCCCGATAACTGGGTGGACTTTGCGCGATCGTGCGTCGTGCGTTCAGGTCATGGCACGGTTGGCTTTGATCCGTTCCCGTTCCAAATTGCCTTGGTGGATACCTTTACCAAAAACCGAGGCACGGTGGTGTTGAAGACCCGACAACAGGGCATCTCCGAAACGTGCTGGATTTGGTTTCTGTGGAAGGCGTGTCGATTCCCCGGCTACACGGCGGCGCTGTTCTCGAAACGGAAGGAAGACACCAGCGACTTGGCGCGACGGGTTCGGCTTGCATTGGCGGGCTTGGGCGTGCAATTGGCGTCGGACAACCTCATGACGATCGAGTTGCCCAACCGCTCAAAGCTATTGTTTCGGACTGCCCGCAAATCAGACGGGCGGGGTATTGCCTCGGTATGGGATCTCCTGTTTGATGAGGCGGCGTTTGTGCCGGATATCGAAGAAATTTATGGCGGTGCGGTTCCGTCGCAATCGATGCTGGGCGATCGCGCTCGTACGTTGGTTGTGTCAACTCCCGATAGCCCGTCGGGTTGGTATTACGATTTGCTCAACACCGGCAATGGCGATCGCGAAATCGAGGCGGTGTGCCAACAAATCCGCAATCAGGCAGTTGAGCCGTTCCAAGTCTGGACAGACGAGAACGGGTGGGGGAAGGCGATATTGCATTGGCGAGCGCATCCCATCTACGGAAAGCAAGACGACTACCTGGAACGTGTGGCAAGAAATATGCGCTTGCCAATGTCAACGGTGCGGCGTGAGTACGACTTGGACTTTGGGCAGTCTGACCGATCGGTGTTTGGCGTTGACCTCGTGAAGCGGGCGCTCGTGATGGATGGCGACGCTGTTGAGTTTGATGAGTGGTAGAATGGGGATACTAAAAAGCCCGGTCGCATGGGGACGTTAGCGCGTCCGACCATCACCGGGGGTATCTCGCTCTACCGGGGCGAAACACACATGAATTCTAGCAAATCACTGTCGCACAATCTATGCGGGGTTGCTGTTTCCCAAAGCTTTGGAGATGGTTACGTCAATGTGACTCAACTCAGCAAGGCTTATTTTGAATCGACGGGCAAACGCCGTCAGCCAAATGACTGGCTGCGATTAGAGCGAACGAAAGAGACCTTGGAGCATCTTTCCTCCGTTACGGGGATTCCCGTAACGGCGCTAGTACGGACGGTTCAGGGTGGTAACGACCTGTCTGCACAGGGAACCTACTTACACCCACGGCTATCGATCCGTTTCGGAATCTGGCTGTCGGATGAGTTCGGCTTTGCGGTTGAACAGTTTATCTCGCAATGGTCGTCAGAGTTTGGCGACTTTATCCAGACTCGTGACAAAGGCAAGCTGATCCGCCGATCAACTACCGACGCAATCCAAAACGCGGGCTTTACGGAGCATTATCATTACATCAACGCAACCCAAGTTGTTTACCGATCTCTCTTTGGAAAGACGGCGAAGGAACTGAAGAAAGACTTAGGCTTGAGCGATCGCGAAAGCTTGCGTGACTCAATGGACGCTCATGATTTACGAATGGTTGAAATGATGGAGTATCGCCTAGAGAAAGAGCTGGCAAAGGGCGTCCATAAAACGTACTCGGATTTTCATGCAGCCGCGAAACTCATTGGCGAAAATATCAAGACTGCAATGACGATTGATTAATTAGGCGATCGCTCTGATGTAGTTTATGCCCCGTCATTTTGGCGGGGTTTCAAAAGAAATGTCCAAACAGAAGAAAAATACCCTTCGTCTTGTGGCAAAAGAGGCTAGCGCGATTGCAAATCGCAACGAGCTTCAAGTAAAACCTTTTCACCGTAAATACGAAACGCTTCGCAAAGCCTTTGTTTCTAATCAAGGCAACATAAAAATGCAAGCTCCAAACGGGCAAGGTGTACGCATCCTCTCTCGATTCCATTTCAAAGAAACACCTTTAAATTTTGCGTCGCATTTTGAGCCTTTTTTTCTTTTACTTGCGCTTGCTTATGACATCAGAGAAAAACCTAACTGTGTTCTTGTCGGAGACGAAGCTGACTGTTACCGAGCCATAGAGGTGGTGGCTCAAGATTGCCTGGAGATAGGCATGTCTTCCCCCTCTTATGCCCGTCCATTGACAACACCAACGATAGGAATTGATCAAACTACAGCAGATCTTTTATTTCAAACAGACTTGCCACGGGATTTTTCGAGAACAAAAATCCCGTGGGAATATGGGATTATTTTTTTTGATAAACGGTGTCATAATAGCCGATTTCAAGACTTTCCTTGCTGGATTGCGTTTTCTGCTACGGGGAAAAACCTTATTGCCTACAATGAGCTAACCTCTCAATCTGTTGTTATTGATTACCAAAAATCAGGGCGGAACCGACCTCTGACAATACTAGCCCCTAGCCTTGATGGTGAAATACTTTTTGCTAATGCAGACATAGAAACATCAAGTCCTGATGATCTCAACTGTGGCAAAAGTAAGCCTGTCGTTACGCTTGAGGATGAATATTTCCTGTTTTGTCGTCGGCTACTAGGCAACGTTTTTGCTATGGCTAACGCATACCCTACGGATAAGTCCGCATCACCAACCTCCTTAATATCTTTCAATCTCAGTTCCAAACAAAGTCAACTCAATGGATAACGGACTCTTTAACCCCTACCCTCAATCACATGATGGATAGTCGCGCCCGCCTAGCGGGGTATGGCTGCTAGTTCGAGGCTGACGCAGTTTATCCCCTGTTTTTAACCCCATGCCCACCGAAACGATCGCCTCACTCGACTGTGCCACCAGCGGCGCGGACTACCTCGTGTTCCTGGTAGGCCGCGTCACCAGCGAAGGCGTCAAAGTCATCGCCAAATTCAGACGCCAAAAGGTCACGATGACCGAGGCGATCGCGACGATCGCAGCGATGACAGCCCGCTACGAAATTTCGCGCATCGTCGTCGAAACCACCGGTGGCGTAGGCGAACTCTACCGCCAACAGCTCATCGAACGCAGCGATATTCGTGCCGGTATCATCGGCTTCAACACCACGGCACAATCCAAGCCGATCGCGATCGAGCGGCTAGCCCTCTTCCTAGAGCGCGGTTGGCTGCAAATCTCCGACCCGCAAATCGCCGATGAGCTAAAGGCATTCCAGCGAAACGGACGCAAGCTTGAGGCCGCGTCGGGTAAGCACGACGACACGGTCATGGCGCTCGCGTTCCTCGTGTCGATTGTGGAGATCGACCGGCTTCAGTATGGCGATCGTGATCCGACGTCCCTTCGGTTTTTCGCGACCGAACCCAAGCGATACGAGTCCGTGCCCGAGGCTCGCAACGAATTTCGCAGCATGTTTGGAGGCGATTAATTCCCAACCAAAATCACACCGCTACGGTTTTAAGCTAGGTTCGATTCCTGGCTGCGGTATTCCGCATTGGATGGTGCGGGTTCGTATTACGGAGAAAATCATGTCAGCATATTTGAGCCAACCCCAAGACATTGACCTAGAACCGTTCACCGATAGCCCGGACTTGCCGGAGGGTCATCTGATCGTCGGCGGCGTCAAATTCTTTCAGTTGTTCCCGGATATGAGCGAGATCGTCATTCACGTTCCGGGTGACTGGAATGTGAATGACGACCCAATTTACTACCACAAAACAGCACAAGGCGGTCACATTATTTTGTACAACGACATCACGGAGCAAGCCATCTTTGTAGGGCATCCCGCCCAGCCAGACACGACTCAGCAGAATCGTCCATAAATCCAGCCCAGATCGCCCTAGTCCACCCGCTGTAATCGAAACACAGCGGCGGGGTAGGGCGTTCCCTCGAAGGAAATATCTTTGCTGTCGTAGAAGTTGTCGAACTCGATGTTTGAGTCCCACACAAAAGACGTGCGTGACGAGCTGTTTGAAATCACGCGACCATTGCCGGTAGCAATCCCAATATGATACGCACCATGCGAAAACACGATGTCGCCCGGTTGCGCTTCGCTTAGGGGAATTTGCACAGCGTTTCCGGGCTGCAAACACCAGTTATAAACAGTCGGGCAATGCACTGGATTAGCGGAGCCAATAACACCGCCGCCGGTCGCGTTGGCGATGATAGCGTTCACTGACCACGCGCACGCATTGGTTCCACCATCAGGCCCCGAACTCGTGTCAGTTCCGATATATGCCTGAGCCGCTGCGTAGATGGCCGCGTTTAGGTCGGACGGTACATTGGTCGCTCCTGTCGTTGCTGCCCCCGTAGCGCCCGCGCTAGCCGCTGCTACCGCCTGTTCAGGCGCGGCTTTCTGTGGCGTATAAAACTCGATCGTCGTGACCGCATGACCGCCACCAATCTTGTGGCCGACGCGACCCACACGATACTCACGGGCGAACGCACGGCGGGCGTAGTCGTTGTTAAACAGTGCGGGGTCAAGGCCAAAAATTGAGCCGGGAACCAATGTCAAGACGGGGTAGGTCGTAAGCAGTTCCAGCGACCCGGTAACGCCCTTAACCCGGCGCGATTCGTTCGGGATTGCCTCCGCTGTGGCCGTGCCGTCGTCCGCTAAATCAGCCGCGCCAATCTTCTGGTTAGGCAGTCCTGTGATCGATGTATCGAGTACCGGCGGCGGAACCTCAAGGATTAACTCAGCAGCCGATCGCGTTTCGGCTTGCGTCGGGGTTGGTTCGGCCTGGGGCGTGCCGTGCACTGGCAAAGATTGCGAGCCCGTAGTAAATGTGCGAACTGCGTTACCCGTTCCCGTGGGGTCGTCTGTTTCGAGTACAACAATCTCAGAGGTTAGCGGGTTGATAGCTGCGCTTGCTTTCCCGGCTTCCGAGTCAGGCTCGCTTTCCGTTTCGAGTTGAGCGTCAGAAGTAACAGCGCCCGATCGCCGTTCGGTGATGGCCGAATCTGACCACGAAGCCGATATCAAAATGTCAGGCGTGACGACGAAGTTGGTGAAATGCGGAACCCACGGTTCAATCGTCAGCACCGCGCCATCATCCACAACACGCAAACCATGAGCGCGACATTCTCTCAGGAGCAGTCGTAGATCGCTAATTCCGTCTTGAGATAGATAAGCGTACGTTGTCCCGTCGAATGGTTCACCGTTGGCGTCAACCATGTTGAGCGTCAGCCCGTGAGCTGCGCAAATGTTTTCAGCAAGCTGACGTAACGTGATGTTCTCGTAGGCCGTGTTTTTCTTTCGGCGATCAAGCAACCATCGAATTGACTGACCTTTGATCGTCAGCACGTCAGGTCGCATCGCCACGTCCAAGCCGGTATGAATGAAGTGATAGGAGATCGTTTGCTCTGCACTCTCAAAGCCCAGCTCTACGATGATTTCAGTACCAACATCGGCGGTTGGCGTTTCTATCGTTTCTGGGGGCGTTTCTGTGGCTGTGGTGGTATCTTCCGTTGTGGGTTCGGGTGTCGTTGGCGGCGGTGCAGCTGTGGTCGCTCCCGTGAGAGCTGACGCAAGGTCTCCTGATTGCAAGCGAGATAGGTAGTCGTCTGCATAGCCTGCGATCATCCCGCCATTAAGAGCAACGTCGCCATTGACGATCGCACGCGCCCCAACAAAATCAGCGCGCCCGCCTCCGATGTAGTCGCTTAGGCCAACGCCCGTGTAAGTGCCGTTGGCCATCCCGTGAACCAGGACATAGGCGCTCATGCTTGCGTTTGTGGCAAGTTGCTCAGGGTTGCCAATCAGGTCAACGCCTAGCAGGTCGGAATAACGCTGGTAGTTGATTCGCCCGGTTAGCTGCACATAGCCGCGTCCTTTGAAGCGCACGCCGTCACCGGGCTGTGTGTTGCCAAGGTCGCTACGCCCCTCGTACGCTTCACCGCTAGCGTATTCTTCAAGCGTATTGAATCGGTCGGACTCGTGGTAGGCGGTCGCCAAAATGTAGGCAATTTGGTTAACGTCACTCACTCCCTGACGGAGACATTCAGCGATGATCGCCAATTCGTTCGACGCTTGCCCCTGCGTAAATCCAGACGAACCGGGTGCGCCTACCGTTGCTTCACCCGTTCCGGCTGTTGCTGCTGGGGGTTGTGGATCTTGTAACAGCTCAGGGCTAACGATGATTCCGCCTTGAGCTTCGATCTCGACAAACTTTTCTCCCGAATACACCAGCCCCGGATCGTTTACCTCAATCGTGCAGGTAGCCGATCGCTTGTCTTCCCCCAAATCAACCGAGACGGACAAGAGGCGTTCGTCGCCAGTTTGGAGAACGTTCTGCCCAAACGTGACGCGAGTAAAAGTGACGCGCTCGTAATAACCCACCTATCGATCCTCGTGCCACATCTTTCAACCCCTGAGAGAACTGAAGTGCGTTGTTATGATCCTACCTCGAAAAGATCTAGCTGTGCCACGTGCACCACATAATATCTTTTATATAAGGGTAAGGTCATCACGTGGCACGACGCCAAAAACGCCCAATCCTTTACCATTCATTCGTTACAGCCGTTTTAGATGACGGTGAAGCGTCCCGAGTCGAGGCGGCGCTTTTGACCTTGAAAAGCGATGAAAACTTCGTATTCGATTGACCGCGTTCCTGGTTCAAGCGACGGAACCAGCGTGCTGAAATCGACGATCGCTTGGAACTCCAATCGCGATCGATCCAGGTGCAAGATCGACAAATCGTAATCATCGGTCGTAGAGTCGTTGTCCCACGTTCCTAGCAAAACACGCGGCTGTGTCGTGGCCTCGTACAGAGAAAGGGTGACAATCGCGTTGGTGAGATCCTGGCTGCGATCGGCTGCGGTAGCCGACAAAATCATCGCAGGGATTTCGGTACGGAGAAACGACGAATTACAGAGGGGAGCCATAGTACACAGATTGATTCGGAATGAGGGGACGGGAACGGTAGCGCAATCGCCACGCGGCGATCGGTGGGTGACGGAGCAAGCCATAGTGGTCGGATTGTATTTGCTTCTATCATCCCCGTGGCTGACTTGAATTGAGTACAGGTCATAAATTTGGGACATAGTCAGGGATAGTAAAACTGGGCGATAACCTACCCTGTCTTGTGTTTGTTCCGTCTGGCTCGTGTTTCATGTTTCGCGGGTCAGACTTCCCTAAATCAATGCTGACAATTTACCCACACCGTCTATCTCGCCTCACCGACCTAATTCAAGATCCTGACCGATCGCGTGTTTGGGTCAGGTTGCAACGCGGGCTAACCCAGGCCGATCAAAGCAAGTACGATCGCGCTCGGTGGTTCTTTGACCGGGCGCTAGAGATTTGCACAACCGAGCGAGAAACAGACATCGTCACAACCGCTATTGAATTTGTGGACTTGATAACAAGCTCACCCGAAGCAGACCGACTCGCGATCGCGGTTCAAAAGTTTTCCGTCATTAGACAATACTTTGCAGGAGCCTAGGCTAAATGGCGCTACAACAGCCGACGTCGATTTCTTACCCACTCGCTATCGTTGACGGTGATTTGGCGCTGTCACGCGGCACGCAATGCGTCTATGATGCGATGCGCTCGGTTATCGAAACCATCCCATTAGAGCGTGCATTTCGGCCTCGATACGGCACGCCTGATCCGCTGTTTAAAGCCGTGCAAGATCCAGCGACAATCGCGCAAGTGTATCGCAATGCGCTCCTGACCCAAGTTGAGGCGCTGCGAGACGTGAGTATCGAGACCGACTTTGACGAAGCTAATGGCGTCCTGCTTCTTACCGTGACGCCAGACATTAACCCCACGTCAGGGTTTGGCGTAACTCGTGATTCGTTCCAATTTGCATTGAGTTAGGCCCATGCTGAAAATCACCGAGACCGGAGGCGATCGCGTTCGATTCAAAATCAACACAATGGCCGCGCGTGCCAAAAACCTGACCCCGGCTTACAAAACTTTTGGTGAGTATCGCGCCCGCCGCCATACGGCGATCTTCAACTCGCAGCGATCGCCCTACGATGAAAAGTGGACAGCGCTACAACCTGCCACGATCGCGAAGAAACGCAAGAAAGGATCTGACCCTCGCATCCTTCATGACTCGCTAAAGATGCGAGGGTCGTTCTACACGAAGCCCACGGCACGCAAAATCGAATGGGGTTATTCAGTGCCCTACATCCGGTATCACGTCAAAGGGACAAGACGCCTCCCCATTCGATCGCCGCTTGAGGATAAACGCGGGTTAGCGCCTCGCGACATGAAGCGCTACAAGAAACTTTTGGCAGAGTATTTGCTGAACGACTAATCTGCCACGTGCACCATGTAATCTTCTTTTATAGGGGTAATGCCATCACGTGGCACGCTTCCAAAATCCCCGCACATTCGACCCCGTAAACGTTACAGCCATTCTCACCCCAAAACATGAGCGCAATTTTTAACGCACTGAATTCCGCCGAAACAACAGCCAAATCAAGCCAAGATCAAGGCGAGATCGGACGGGTCGCATCTGTCAGGATGGGGGTCGTTGTTGACAATGCAGATCCTCAAGGCTTACGTCGTGTTCGGGCGACCGAGGCAAGCACCGGGGGCACGGTGACGACCGATTGGTTGTGGCGAGTCGTTGACGCCTACGACGATCCGCCACTACCCAAGCGCAACATGCTAATCGAGGTGATTTCGTTTGAGGGGAACCCACACGCACGCGCCTACCGGGTGATGTGCAACGCGCAAAACCGCCCGCTTGCCAAAGGCGATATCGTCAATGATTGGTATCGGATTGTTCCCGGCGATCGCGATATGGACATCGGCAAAAACGAACACACCCGGATTGGTGGTGAAGAGTTCCGGGAGGTTGGCGGCGATCGCACGGTCACGATTGAAGCGGATGACCTGAAGCAAATTGGCGATAGTTGGAAAGTTGAAGCAGGAAAGGATATCGAGTTTGTGGCAACTGGCAACATCAAGATCTCAACCAAAGGCGGTGCGGCGATCGTTCTCACCGCGTCAGGCAATGCCTATATTGAATGCGCTGCTGGTTATCGCTTGACACTGGGCGGTTCGAGTTCGACGGCGATCGGCACAGACTTGGGAATGAACCTGGCAGGCGGCGTCTTTCGATTCGACAACCCTCAAGACGTGATCATCGATAGCAAGTCGGTGACGACGATCGGGGCGGTGGATAGCCGTGGCGATGCGCTCGTGACGCGGGGGTGGTAAAAAGCTGGATTGTTGCTGCTAGAATATTAGGGTATTTTGATCGCCGCGCCGAATGGTGGAACATTCGGCATTATCAGCGGTAATCAAAAGGAACTCTCGATCCCATACATAGATTTTACCAATGGCTGACTTATTTTTCCCGTGTTCGGAACCACTGCGCCACGACTCTGGGCGCAGTGGTGTCATGCTGATTCAAACAACAGCGGATTGGGTCGTCAAAGCTCATCGCAAATTGGACTTGATTTCGGCTAACTTGCGGACTCAATGCCTGAATAAAACGGTTCGAGAGATTATTGATACGTTGATCCGAGAGCCTGAGATGTTCATCTTCAAAGCTGACCCGATCAAGCTCTCGATCGAAACAGCGGTGTACAGTTATGCAAAAGGCGGGCTGGAATGCGTGGCTTTGCCGTCGCAAGGTCAAGGCTTCAACAATGGGGGCGGTCGTATTCGCGCCTTTTGCTTGGCTGTTGAGCAATCCGATTCTGTTGACCTATCAAAGATCCCGGTTTTCCTCCATATCGCTTACGGCTTAAGCGACGAAAAACAGGTAGATGTGTGCGTAGCTTCAAACACATCTACGAACGTTGGGGCTGCATCAATCCTAAATAAACGCGGGATCTTTGACCCCATCAAGGAGCGCTGGGGTGACAAGTTCCCCTGGTGCGTCTATCACGAGGGACAGCACACGGCGGATCTGGGAGAGGCGCATTCGTTCTCCTCGTCAGTGTCTGTCGTTCTTTTGATCAACCTGATGCTATGTGTCAGCCCTTCCTACAACTATGAGCTAGGGAAGCATCCATCCTCCATTGTTTCTGGCAGCGGCGTTTTGTCCGCCCCTCGGCTGGCCGAGATTAGTATCAAACACCGACTACACTTGCTTGGAGATTTGTACGATATTTGGTTTTACGGGATGGAAGCTATAAAGGCGTACGTTGATCGCTATGGGTGGGTAAGTCAGGAGACCGGGCGTCCCTTTTTCCCTAGCACAAAGAATAGCCCAAAAAAAGCTACTCATTTCATGCATACGCCTCTCAAGTGGCCTGGGCTAATCAGCAAAGACATTCCGGTTCCAGTCGTCGCTGCTTGCCGTGTTTTTCTTCGCGACAATGACTGGGGCGTGACCCGTTCCTGGTTGATGAAAGTAGCCGTTCCCGCGCTTTGGAAACAGTACCAGATTTCGCTAGTCAAAAGTGCCAAGATACAGAAATACACCAACCTTCGCGCCGCGCTAGGTCATGAGTCCATGTGGTCGAGTTTGGTCATCAAAGCGCAAAGCCTGCTGAACGAATATAACGAACAGAAGCGATCAGCTTAGCCCTGTTTCTTACCACAGCGAAAACACCCGGATCTTGTAGGACGATCCGGGTATTTTCGCTGTGGTAAAATGATGGAGTATTTTGATCGCCTAGCCAGGTGCTACCAACACCCGGCATTACCAAGACGATCTTCCTGCGTGAACACACCACGCAATCAACATGAGTATATCAAAATCGCAGCGCGAAACCGTCCGGTTCTTTGACGGACTTTCTATCGATGGCTACATGATGCCAGATGGAAGCTTTCGAGTTTCCATGAGTGGGGCGAGCATCTTGATGGGTTTCGCTCCAAACTGGCTTGGACGATTAATAAGCCGGGGTGGTACAAACCTCAAAGCCTTACAGGGTTTAGGTTTCAGCGGACAAACCGAGGAAACTGGTACATTTGCAGGAAAACCAGCTCAGACCATTAGCCTTAAGGATTTTCAGCGACTTCTCTTGTTTGGAGTGCAAGCGGGTAAGCCCCAAGCGATCGCCCTTCAAATGGCGCTGTCTGATATGGCGCTTGGGGATTTCTTTCGAGACGCTTTCGGGTTGCGTGCGCTATCAATCGAAGAAAAACGAGCGAAGTTTTACCAGGCATTCGCCGCAACACTCACTCGTCAAGATTGGCTCGACTGGGATCGTGGTGACGTTGAAGAGCTGGAAGACCATGCTCGCTTTTTAGGAGCCTAGCTCATGAAATTGACTCACGAATCAGGCCGTCCGTTGTCGTTGCTCGAACTACGCGCGATCGCTATTCCCTTAATCTTAGGTGGGCATACAGCGACAAGCATCATAGGACAATTCGACGTGACCAAGCGGACGGCAGAGCGCTGGATCGCAAAAACTACGGAATCCAGCAATACTGCAACCGAGATCCTTTCCCCCAGAATGTAGCCGTCGGCGCAACATCAATCGCCAATCGAATCGGCGTTCCCGGCAACACAAACCCAACATTGGCTGATGGCCTTGTGTGATTTGTGTACGTGTACCGAACAATGCCGTCGGCTGCGATCTCAAGGAATCGGACACCACGGGGACGAATGGGCGTGTAAGCGATTCCTGTAAGCTCTACCACGCGATGCTGATGCGCCGGGTCAGGGCGAAACCCGATCAATTCAGGAAACAGATCCTCCAGCCCGTAAGACGTTCCCAAGATTTGGTTTGCGGCATCCAGCATCGCTTTGCAGTCTTCAAGCCGTGCGCGGCGTTGCCCTCGGATCTGATTGGCGGTGTTGCTGCGATCAAGCCCGGTGATCTCAATTAGCCGCTTCATAAACGGAGCCTCGCCAGAACTTAACGCTCCGTCAAAGTTCTCCATTACTCCGATCAAAGTTTCCATTTGCGTAAACGCGGGATTGGGATTGCGAGACAGCGCCATAATCGACAAACCTAAACAGATACATATCACTAATATGTCATATCGTACAGGTATCGCGACAGGTTTATCTAGACTCGCGCTAGTCTTGCAAAGTATGCGATTCTAGGGTATATGCGTTGGTCTTGGTATGGCTTCTTATATTGATCGCAATGTGCTGAGAGTTCGGCTAGGTGAAATGGAGTTGCGGCAGTTATCACAAGTTGGTGATGACTTTACCGACGTTGAACCGAATGACGTGCGAATGGACGCGGCGATCGCGGCTGCGTCGTCCGAAATTGACGCGGTGTTAGCGGCGTCGTTTTTCATCCCCCTTCCGTGCCCCGCTCCAATTGATATCCAAGATATCTGCTTTGCGTTGGCACGAGAGCGGCTTGATACGATTGATCGTCGCGAGGTAGTAGCTGCGGACGCGGCAATGGCACGGGAACGGTTGCGAGATTTTGCAGACGGAAGACGGGTGCTAGTTTCCAAAGGTAAGCGTGTCCCGCCGATTGCCCGTGCCGGTTTCACTTCGACCGGAGATCTGAAAACAGCCGTTTACCGTGACGACACTTACCTAGGGGATTCATGGGACAGCCGGAACTCCTGAACGAGCTGGAACGCCGTCTTACAATTCGGGTGCAACGCGCAATCAACGAAGTGCCTGAAGTGCGAGGCCGGATTGCTGACGCGATCGGGTTAGAGTCTCGCGTGTCCAGGCCGACAAGCACGGCTAATGTCTATGTCGGCTATTCGTCATCGTCGTTTCGGCTTGATGATGAACAGTCAACCGAACGGATCGAAATGCATGTCCGCTCCGAAGTGCTTGGCCTAAAAAACAACCGACTATCGAAGCTGCTGTCTGACGCGATCATCGGCCATGTTTTATATTGGCGTCCCGGCCATCCCTGGATCGGTCGGTTTGAAGCTGAATCACGATCTGAGATTGGCTACTCGGAAGACGCTTCGATGTGGGTGTGGGACGCCGCTTTCGGGATTGACTTTACCTGGAATGGTTGGCCGATCGCTGATTGGATCGATCTTGATCCGTGTCTTCCGCCGATCGGTACGCCAACGGTCAAGGTTGGGCTATGGCGAGCCGATCACCCGGTTGATGATGAGTCCGTAGCCAATGCCGAATTTGAAGCCACAATCGAGGTAGACCCGCCGCAACCATGACAATAAAATTCACGCCACTACTCGCGCCTCAGTTGTCCGACTGGGATGAGCGGAAGATCGTCAGGATTGCCCTAGAACGCCTCAAGGCTGCATCTGGCAATCAAATCAACATCACCGACGCTCACAGCCCTGCTACCGCATTTATCGAAGCCCAGGCACTTGCTAGTGCAGAATTGCTCTGGCAAGCGGACAAACTAGCCGAGCGATTCTCTGTCCTGTTTCTCCAAAACTACGGCATTCAGCAAAAGCTCGGTACGACCGCACTAGGCGAGGTGCGGTTTGAGCTAAAAAGTGCGCTTGCGTCTCCGTACACAATTCCAGCCGGTGTCATCGTCCTGAGCGGTGCTAACAAACGTTATCGCACTGTGGAGAATCTGACGTTTGCGCCTGCTGAGTTAGCGCGTACGGTTGGGGTTGAATCGGTTGAAGTTGGCACTGCCTACAACGTTCCGGCAAACGCGATCGGGTCAATGCAGCAACCGCTAGCGTTTGTCTCACGAGTGTTCAACCCTGAACCTATCACGGGAGGAACCGACGCGGAAACAATTGAACAAACTAAAATCCGAGCGTTTGAACGGTTGCGATCGCGTGGTTTAGTGCAAGCGGTTGATTGGGAGAACGAAGCCCGATCAGTTCTAGGTGGCGGCATCGCTGTAGCCATTCCCAACCTAGGCCCCGACGGTCAGCGTGAAGAGCAAGGCACGGTTCATCTATTTGTGGCGAACTCTGACGGATCTCTACCATCGGATGAGCAGCGGGAAAGCTTAAGAGCGTACCTTGATGCAATGGCTCCGCTGACGATTGAGACAATCGTCAGTTCGTGCGATCCACAACCCGTCTATGTTGAGGTCATCGTCTCTGGAAACTCAGGATCAAATCCAACAACCATCGCCAACACGATCGCGTCTCGTCTCATGGCTTACCTGACGCCAGGGCGTTTCCCGTTTGGGCAGACTGTAATCCTAAACGAACTGGAATGGCAGTCTCGGGTCAACGGTGTTTCGTTTGTTCAGGGGGTGACGCTGGGAACGCAACCCGGATTAACGGAAGCCAAAAACTTTGCCATGCGTTACCGCTGGTCAATCCCAATCCTTACCCGAATCGGTGTTCGTGTTGAGATTGATTCACGTCCGTTTGCCTACACATTCGAGTTTTAATCACATGGTTCAGATTGTTGGTCAGTTAGTCGATTCTGGTGTCAGAACAGTTCCCCTGGTTTTGCGCGTCACAGCCGACGCTCCGATCCTCGATGCCTCGGTGTCGCCATCTCGCCTGCTCACAGAAATTCCACGTGAATGGGAGCTACCCACCGGCTCAATTAACATCACGCTGCCGGAGTCTGAATCGGCGAACGTCTCCTACCTATTCCAAGTGTTGCAGCGGGCTGAAATCCTGACGCTTTACACGAATGATGGTGAGGCGTATTACGGCCCATATCACGAAGAGAATGGCGAGTATTTTACCGGGTCGTCACCTTCGGACGAACAGATCTCGTTAAGCTCTCGCGTCCGAATACAGGACACAACCGTCCAAGCATTTCGTGCGATCGTTCCGCCTTCCATCACCCCGATCAACTATGCCGACTTGCGACCCGTCGGCATTACTCGCGAGGTGATGGACGCAAACTTTATCCGCCTTGCCCAAATTCTCGCCACGGACACCGAACTCCAAACCGCGATTGTAAACAACCTCGCAAGCGCGGCGAACATTCCGTTTTCTCCTACCGGAGCTGTCTCTGCCACGGATGTGCAAGGGGCGATCGGGCAACTTGATACTCAGCGGCTACGCTCATCCCAAAACCTATCCGATCTCGCCAACGCAGCAACGGCACGCACCAACCTCGGATTGGGGTCGATCTCGGTTGAAGCCGCGTCATCGTTCGCCGTCGCTGATCATGGTCACACGTCTGACGAGGTGGCCTATCCGGTTGCAACGTCGGGAGGAACAACCGTTCAACTAAAAAACGCACCGAATTCAATCAGTGCGCTTTCTAATCCTGATGCTTGGTGTGAAATCCAAGTTCAGGGTGTGATTTATGTCTTTCCGGCGTGGCGGCTTTCGTAGCTAGCGATCCATTTTTCGGCATTGACTAGCGTATCAAATTTGCCTGCCCATTCTGCATCCCAGATGGCAGCATCAGGAATGTTTTCTAATCGGGCTGCAATCTCGACTAGCTTGGCTCTTGAAATGTTGCGGAGCAACTCTAGGCCAATAGGCTCTAAGCCGTACCAAATCAAAGCAAAAACTCGCCCATACTTCTGGACTAACCAGTATGTCTTGTTGTCCTTAATGCCTTCGGAGTAATCTCGGCGTTTTTTGTGAAACAGTGTGCTAGTCATCGAAAGACCTCCTGTGCTTTGGCTTGCAGTTCTTTAAAGCTCGGCTGATTGTGAAAGTAATGGCCTTTGTCATGAATACTCTCCGATCGCGCGTCGGACTTGGCGAGCTACTTCTAAACATGCCAAGGCGAGCAAGTAGCATCGTTTGTGGCGTGGGTCGGACATTTCAATCAAGAGCTTTTCGCCGCTAGGCCATACAAGGCGAACGGATCGACCATCAGGATCAACTCCATCAACGGTAACCGCGCCGTGTCGGAAGTTGCCCGCAATTGACCCAGGCGCGATCGCGTCCTTAGCCTTTGGTGTTGCGACCTCTGCTGTGAAAAACGCATAAGGGCGTTTCATATACTGTACGGTCGCCACATAAGGTGTCTCGGTTGCCGCTGTGATTGATTCGATATCTGCTGCCGTTATCATTGAATTTTGCCTCCTCTGTTTGTGAGTTACAGGTTCCAACACCGTTCTAGGTGGCGTACGTTGGCACTCCCTGACGTGGAAGCTGCAACGTAGGCGATCCACGCATCGCACAAAATATCGATGCCTTGCTTTTGACTTACGACCCGTTGCGAGATCCGTGTATCCCAGAACGGATACGCGACCCATTCGCCGTTACCACCACGCCCAGGGGTGCGGACTAGGTAGCCAATCTGAGCGCCGTTTGAGATGACATCCCATGCGGCTTCAACCACCGATAGCCGGTGACCACTCCATCGGCTTTTTATCAAAAAAACTTTGTCCATAAACCTCCTGTCGATTCTCTATACATCATAAACGCAAATCAACAAAAACGATCATTTATTTTGCGACAGGTAGAGCCGACCTCTTTGGTTGAGCTAGCGTGAAAGAAAACGGGATTTGGGTATGGCCAAGATTGAGCGGACGATTCCTTGGGGTAACGGAAGCGACGTGGCGTGCGCTCCGATTTACGCGCGTCTCCCTGCGTACAACCGAGGCTACCGACGTTGGGGCGAAACGGAAGACGCCGATAATATCGCCAATGGTGAGGTGTCGCGATGGTTGACGATCGCAACGGATGAGCTTCTGTGCGAGCTGAAGGGCGATGTCACGGGGTTCTACGAAAACTATCTCGACCCGGAAACAGCTCGATCTGATGCACTCGATTGGCTTGCGATGCACCTCGGCTTCTCTGGTCAGTTTTGGCGTGCGGAATGGCCTGACGAAGTGAAGCGCGAAGTCCTAAAGCTGGGTGATGAGGCTTGGATCGGGCGTGGCTCCATCGACAAAATTGACACGCTGCTAGAAACCATCGGCGTCATCACCTGTGCCGATGTTTGGCCGCTTAATGATACGGGACATCGTTCATATCGGTTGCCGTGGTTACGAGCCGATTTAGGCACTGCTGATAACTATTGGCGAGCTGATAACACCCACTACTTTATTCGTCTGCCGCTGACGACGAAACGCGGTGATGAGACATGGCAGTACGCAAAATGGATCGTGGACGGGTTTACTCCGGTCGGTGCGGTTGGTGTGCCGTGCTTCTGCAACTTCTACCCGGACAAATCCCACGCTGACGATCCGATCTTCGATGAAGTGTGGGAACAATCACGACCGATGGTCGATACATTCTGGGATGGTCGCGAGCCAAGCGATCGCCCTGACCTCGATTTTGCTGCGCTTCTAGAGTACCTAATCGCCGAGTTTGGTATCACCGCCCAGATTGTCACGCGAGAGCCGTTCCTGGCTGACGTGACGACCGCTGATAGCCGATTTGTTGATATTGGCTGGTGGGGACATCCGTTCCCTGAAAATGCGTCAGGCGCGATCGGGACTCGAACCAATTACGAACCGGCTCCCAACGTGTTCGTGGTATTTCCAACTTTGGTAACGTTTCGCGATGACACATGGGAAACAGTCAAGCGGTTAATCGAGCTGTACCGACCTTACGAGTATTTCGATCCGCTCGCCATGATCGGCCACGGCGTGTTCTTGCCTGAGTTGAGTCATGCTAACGCTCCGATGCTTTGGGATGAACCGGCGGATGAACAGTTGTGGCAAGACGCTAACGACGCGGTGAAAGCGTACTGGCTTGCCAATCCATTTGAGGTGGGCGATCGTCAAGACCTCGCGTTCGGCTATCTCCTGAAGGCGGTGCTAACCGCGCTGGACTTGCCTGGACAAATCGCCGTCTACGACCCTGCGATATTTGAGACGGGATGGTCGGGGCATCCGGATCAGGCGAACGCATCAGGGAGCGTTGGCACTCGATCCAATTACGAACCAGCTCCGAATGTGTTTGTGATTTTCCCCGAGGCGATCGCGGTCGGTGACGAAACTTGGGAAAGCGTGAAGCAAATCGTCTACTGGTTCCGCCCTTACGACTTCTATCATCCCGACTACATGCTCGGATACGGAATCGAATATCCCGATCGCCTCACGCCTACGATGCCAGTCTTGACCACTGATCCGACCCTGGGTGACGTGCCGATTATCTCTTCCAACCCCTGAGAGGATTGAAGTGTGTTGCCACAATCCTACTGCGATTATCTAGCCACGTGCACCATGTAATTCTTTTATATAGGGGTAATGCCATCACGTGGCACGCTTCCAAAATCGCCGGAACGCTTACAGTATAAAAGCTACAGCCGTTTGCCGGGTCGCACCGAGGCCGTTCCCTCTCGCCTGGGAAAACTGCCCAAATTTACCCCAAATAATTGCAGGATTTTGCAGGATTTTTCCGGGAAATTTGCGCTTATCCTGCGCTGACGA